ATTGAAAGCCTCTAGCTTCATTTGAGCAGCCATAGATTCAGCATCAGTATCCATCTGTTCAGTCCAGTAATTGACGGCCATTGAGAGGGCTTCTAATCGGTCATCATGGACAATTGCACCTCTATCTTTAGTCAGCCTAGTCATCTGATAGAAGAGGCTATAGGAAGGTTCTGGTGCGCTGTCGTAGTCTTCCTTAATCAGCTTCTCATCAATGATAAGTCTGTGCTGCATCATCACAGGTTCAAGCGTATCAATGATACGGACTTCCTTCTGTGTGTTATGTCTGACTTCTTCTATGGACACTGGGTAAGTCTTATTGATAAATGGGGCTAGTAGCTTGGAGAACATTCCGTCACCGAAGTTACTCTCCACCACAATCATGTTGACCTTCTCAATCTTCGCAAGGTTGGCAAGCTTCTGTAGAGTAAGGTCATCATAGCCACCCTTGAAGCCACCACATTGGGAAGCGTATAGGTAACCATTTAACATCTTCACCACAGCATAGGCTGTCTCGTCTTTACCACGACCTGAAGGGTCTATGGCTAGGACAGCACCAGTGAACTCATACATCTCATCAGAGAACCACATGGGCCTGTAAAACTTGTCACCAGTGAAGCCCACAACAGGAACTTCTTGGACAATCTGAGCAGGGCCAGAAGCCCACGCTAAGTCAGCCCAACCCTTCCTAGGATTGAGTGCAGCGACACATAGGTCACTGAGCTTTAATGGGTACTTATCAGCATCAGATAGAGTAGTGTCCAGCATGAATTGCAGGGCAAATCCTGCCTTTCCATAGGATGCTTCACGCTCCATTAAATCAACCTTAGTGAATCTATCAGGCTCTGTAGGTAACCCCTCCTGAGAGGTTCTGTGAAGCTCTATGAAGGGTGCTAATCTTCCTTGATACATTGTAGATTGTTTGTCCGTAGGGTAGCGAGAAGGCCATATACGTATCTCGTAGCCCCTTTCTGGTAGCAGGTTGTAGATGGACATCTCAGTCTGAGGTGTACCTAGGTAAATAACACGTCCATTGGGCTTTAAAATGGCATCAAATTCTTTGATTGCTTCGGACAATTTGTCACGCATGGTCTGGGTTGCAGAGTTGTTTGTAACTTCCACGTCATCAGCAATTATTGTGTTAGCACGGGAGCCTGTAAGCTGCCCTGAGATACCTACAGATTTAACTGAAGGAGAGTGGTCAGGCATGGCAGGGCCAACATCAAATGCGATGACTGAATCACGCTGACCATTCTTGGTACGAAGGTGTGAAAGTAGCTCAATCTCATTGATAAGCCGCTTGGTAAAGGTTGAGAAAGCATCTGCACGTTCTTTAGATGCAGACACCACCAGAATCTTGTGTTGAGGGTCACAATACAGGAGCCACACCACGTAAGCAGAGGTTATCCATGACTTACCTACCCCACGAAAGGCTTCAATGACACAACGTCTTGGGCCTACCTGAAGATAGTTACCCATGTCGTACTGAATGGGTGTTGGGTCTGGTAAATTGAGGGTCTTCCAAACGATGTATAGGAACTTTCTGAAGTCTTTTGTGATGGGGTCATTTGCTACCAACTTAGTGGTGGGTTTAGCCATGAGTTACCTAGTGATTTAGTGGTAGTTCGTCTTCATCAAAGTCGGGAAGAGCGTGTATAAGATTGTCCAGAGGGTTACCTTGAGTCGGTACTCCGTCTATGCCGTTATCTTTAAGAAACTGACGAGCTACATTGAAGATACTAGCGGTAGCCTCACCAGTTTGGACTTGTCCAAGTAACTGGGTGGCTAGTTCTTCGTGAAGGTCAGCCATGATTTGGTCTAAACGCTGAGTGTTCATTTAGTTAGTCCTTTTGTTTTCTCATAGGAGCGTAAACCGCCTAGACCTAGGAGAGACATTACGAGTGTTGTGAGTTCTGCTGATGCAATTGTTGGTAGTTCTGCTGGTAGTGCAAAGTAAGCATTGATGAGTCCAGCAAATGGGAGGATAAGGAACTGGTAACCAAGACCAATTGCGCATACCCAACCTATTGCAGGTCGCCAGCCAGCCACAAACACAGACTTGTGCTTTGCACCTTCAATGTTGGCCATTGCTTGGAGCGTATGTGGTTTCTGGAGGGCTTCTGTCAGCTTCAAGCGAGCATTTGCCCGTTCTTCATCTGATGTGAATAAATCATCAAGGCCATCCATGACACTCCCAGCAATCCCAGCGAGTGGGTTGAGAGCCATAATGTTTCCTTGTTAGTTATTAAGTCCCCATCCATCTGGACAGGACTGACGTACCGACACCACCAAGACCAATTGAAAGAAGCATGGCTCCTGCTAGGAAGCCTTTGCCTTTGACTAATTGTTTTTCTAGGTCATTGACTCGGTTGGATAGTGTGACTGTTATTTCATTTAATGTTTCGACCTGATTACCTAGCGTTTCTACTAGCGTCACCAAGCGTCCAGCATCATAGTCCGTCATTTGGGACATGAGTATTAACCTCTATAGTAGACTGCGATTCCGAATAAGAGTCCCATTGCCAGAATCATGCATACACCTATATTAGTAGCGAGTTGTATGTCCTTTTGAATCTTGGCGTTTCTTCTTATCTTGGCGTTGATTTTTTCTTGCTCTTCTTCTCTTCGTTGTCTGTGCCATTCGGCTTCAAATTTTACGAAGTCAGACCACCCATTTAGTCTTGATTTTTTTAAGTGGTGTTCTAGCTGTTCACGCTGAATGCGAAGCTGCTCTTGATATTGAAAGCACTCTAAGGCTGTGCCTCTGCTTGTAGCATCTCCAGCTTTCTCTTTTACCTTTTGGGTTGCTGACAGGTAGTCATTAACTTGTGTACCCATTTCGTACAATTGCTTTCCGTTCTTCAAAGCGGTCGATAGCGTCTTCCAGATAGCATTTGCCGCTGCAATTTCCATTAGCATCGCCAATACCTCGCTGAGTATTCTTGGGTTTCGTAAGGTTCTTTGGATGGTTGAACTACTAGATATTCGATGGGGCGTTGGGCCACCACTGGCTCTATGATTAGAGCCTTCCCCTCTGGGAGAAGGGAAGTGCTTTGGTGTACTAGGGGTAGCCCTGTTGGGCTAGACCACATCTACTTCTTCTTTGGTTTCTTGGTAGGTTTTGCTGGGGGACGGCCTTTCGTAGAGCCGTATGTTCCTTTGCCTTGTGGCATAGTAATCTCCTTAATTAAACGATAGCTGCCCTAGCTGCTGCCCTAGCTGTAGTCACATCGGCTGGCACTGCTACTGCTGTCTCAGCGTGGCGTGTGATGTACCAATCGGTAGAGGCTAGGTAGGCTTGGCTGGTTGCGTTAGTCTCTGCTTGGGTGTTAGCTGCTATCTCTGCGTCTGTGTACTGTGGAGCAGGAGTGTTACCCTCTGCTATCCATGCGAGTACATCAGCGCAGTGGCGGTTAGCTGGGTCGTTGGGTACGCCCATAGTGCCGTTGACTAGGTAGCCAGATTCTTGTAGTTTTACTGTTTCAATAGTCATGTTATAGCTCCGCGTCTGCTGTCCAAGTAATACTATATCTGGAATGTATGGCTGAACCACCCTCTGGATAATGTCTAAAGTCTTGTGCTGTTGCGCTTTGGATTGAAGCACTTGTATGGTTTATAAATGAACCTGCGGTAGACGTCATAGTAGGTGTAGCCCGTTTTTGAGTTATAAATCCATAAGTCTGAACACTTGCTGTCCCTGCATTCATAAATCCGCTTCTATACATACTTCCATTTTCATAATAGCGTTGGCAAGCAAGTAGATTTTCACCATAGCTGCGGTGTTCAAAGTCAGTGGCTACGGAGCCTAGTTCTAGTTGTACTCCAGTTACACCCATCTCGAATGTTCCTGTACCAGCACATAAGATACCTAAACTTAATCCGTTCAAGCCTCCAGCGGGAATCGTCCAAGACGCTGTATGTTTAACCCAACTAGATGACAAAGCACCTAAGTTTTGTTCTGATATTGTTGTGCTTGTACCCCAAGAATCTGCACTTCCAGCATATTGCAACTTCACATACAGAGTTGTAGCGTTTGATATGTTCTTGGCATAAAAGCTAACAGTTACTGTCTGGCCTGAGAGGTGTTGACAACTAGCACTCTCAACCTTCTGGAATACAATAGGATTACCACCTGTTGCAGTCAGGCTAATACCTTTAGTGAACTCTGTAGGTAGGCTGCTGGTCAGTAGAGAAGAAGTGCTACAACCACTCAATGTAAATCTATCTACAAAGTAACCTGATGTAAGTCCTGATGTAACTCCACGCTGATTAACCTGCATACCACCATTAATAATAAGGTTCTTCCTGCCACCACTGACACCAATAGCGTTAAGGTCAGCCTTAGTCTGGTCTGCTGTAGCGCCAGCCTCTACTGTGCTGAGTAGGGATAAGTTTCTTGCCTTGCTCATTCTACTCTCCTGTTGGCATCAAAGCCTTTAGTGCTGCCGCATCACTGGCTGCATCCATACTGACTTGCAATGCTGCATCGTTGGTACGAATGACTGCCCGTGCTGCTTCTGCTGCTG